CAGCTAATGATTCATCAGCTTCTCTAGCAGCTATATCAGTAGCCCCAGTAGAAACTTGAAGGTTGTTAAATACATTACTAAGACCTGTATCAGCGCCTCTTGCTAAAGCACCTACATTTGTTGCCCCTGCGGTATAACCCTCTCCTTCATATCCTTGAGCTGTATAACCTTGTGCTGGGCCTAATTGTCCTACTTGACCTCTTTCTAAAGCACCCATTGTAGCCACATCAGCTGTTGCAGCTTGTCCTTCAAATTGTCTAGGCATAATTCTTTCAAGAGCCCCTAAATCTATATTAGATGCTTGGAGATCTTTATAAAAATCTGTTACCTCAAAGTCTCTTAAACCTTGTAAATCAGCATCATATTGTGCTTGTGCAGCACTTTGGTCTGCTAATATTTGGCCTGAATTTGCTTGCGCAATCGCTGCAGCTTGTCTATTTCTTTTTTTCTTTCCTCCCATTTATAATTTTTTTATTAGTTCATAAGATGGTTTATCCCATTTTTCGTATCCTGCTTCAAGATAATAGTCTAACATATATCCCTCTTGGGCCCACCCAAAAGTATATTTATAACCTAAATCTTTAGCAAAATCTGTTACAAAAGTAACTAAAAGTTGTATTGCTTGTTTTCTATCTTCATCTCTATAAGTCGGATCTGAAATTGCGGCAGTTGGTAAAGCACAATTAGAATTTGTCATACCTAACCACATTGCTGCAATGGGATCATCATTTTTACAAACCATGAAACCACCTAAACCAGCACGCTTTTTTTCATACTGGCCTACTTGAAAGGCCCCTGGTAGTATTTCTCTAAAATCTTCCGTGTAAATCCACGGTTCTTGATTGTAAGCATCCCACCATTTTGGCAGAAATTCCCAATCACTTTCTAGTAATTTTCTTACTCTTAACATATAATTTAATTAAATTTATTTTTAATTTGATGAATAAACTGATTCTGCATTTAAAGCAAACAGTTCTTTCTTTACAGATGCATTTGCTATAGGTAAAGTAAATTTTATTTTAGCAAACGCACCTTTTATTCCTGACACTAATTGTGTCGAATCTGCAACAACAGCTCCCCCGGAAACCTTATAAGTTGTTTCTTGTGAAACTATAGGTGCAAAAAATTTACCTTCTTTTTCTTGAAATGGAAAATCTATTAATGTACTCATATTATGGGTTTTGGGTTACTACTATAGTCTGATTAGCCAAAGGTGGTGTTATTCTACTATTTTCCGAACTAATAACTGCATTTACCGTTCTTAAAGATCCAGTAGCATTTGCATCTGCAGCAATAGTAAACGAATCACCAGCTTGAACTATATTACTACCAACATTACCATTAAATTTAATCCAATTAGTTCCAAACCCTCCATTGTCTACAGGGGTTACAGCAATATCTACATTCCATGTATTAGTTATGGTTATAGCTGTTCCGGCTGCAACTAATGTTGCTGTTGCTTGGATAGAACCCAGTGTAGCTGTGGCTGGAGTATATGTACCCAACGAAGCTGTTGCAATTGTATCACTTGTTAAATTAGGTAATTGTATACTAAAAGTTAAAATTCCAGCATCATTACTTAAAGCAGGGGTTATAGTTGTACCCCCTACATTGTACGTTACAGTTTGTGATGAAGTAGTTAATACCTCAGTAGCTGTACATGTATAAGTTATAGTAGCAAATCTCAAATTTGCATTATCAAAAGGCGAAATATAGTATGCTGAACCTGGTAAAGTGCCGGCAGGTGTTTGTAATACCCCCGGTGCCGCAATAGCTGTCCAAGTTAATGTAGGTTTTATAGTTGCGGACCCAGTAACAGTTATTACACCCGCTGTAGCTGATGTTGGTACTGTTATAGGAATACTATAATTAACATTATCTCCATTTTGTGTTGCAGTAGGAGTTCCTACATTTGTACTAGCCGGCATACCACTAGTATTAATTGTAATATTAGAATTATCTACATAATAATTATTAAATGCTGCTGTAGAAAATTGCACTGAGTTACTTCCTGCAGTATTATATACTTGTGATGCAGGCGTTAATGCGGAATTAGCAATAGTATCTATATTATTAACTGTTAATAAAGCAACAGTAAATGCTAACCCAGCCCCAGCACCACCAATTTCCACAGTTTGAATACTGTTTTGAGTTCCTACTGTATGAAAAATTCTAAATACTAATTGACCCTCTGTAATAGCTTGAGGATTCTGTATAGTTAAACTACTACCAGCAGCAGCGGTTAATGTAACATCAGCAATACTAGAAAATTTATATTGTGAACTTAAAGGCTCTACAAAAACTGCCCAAGCAATTTGTTGTCCTTCCTTGGCAGAAATGGTATTAGGCCCAGTAAAAATAGAGTTAGGTGCTGACCCAGATAACTGCAACGTAGTATCATAAACTACTGCAGGAGTGGGTATAGTGCCTATATTAGCTATATCAGTTTCAATATATCCAATTCCCCATCCTTCTGTCCCCTCATAAGCTAAAGTATTAAATTGTTTAACTAAAGAAGGTGCATCATTAAATATAGGAATTACATATGATTCTTGTGTATTAGAATTATAAAAATTATTTCTTGTAACGTTTGGACTATGATGTTGCCATAAATTACCACTACTAAAAGTATAGTAAGTGTTATTTAAAGATAATCCTCCTTCTTGTTTGAATCCTCTAAATGAAGTCCAACCACCTGAGCGATCATCAAAACATACAGTTAAATATCCTTCTGAAGCAGTAGCAGCATTAGTATCTACATTTCCGTCGAAAGATCCAACAAGAGTTAACTCATATAATCTACTGTATTCATCATAAGATCCAATAATTTCTGTAGATGCTTTTAATGCATCTCTGAAAAAATCACCACATCCAACCGCTGATATTTCTTGTAATTGTCCTTGTACTAATCTTAATACAACACCCCTATTACTATCGGTAAAATATTGTGAAAATCCATAAGTTGCCCATGATTGAGGGTTTTTAGCTATCCCAAATTGACCATTCAAAGGTGCTATTGTTCCTAAAAATTGCGTATTGCTCGTTACAGGTACTGCACCTCCTTCCGCGGAATAAATAAAATCTTTATCAATAGGGGATCTAGAAACCTTATCTTCTTGGAATATATTTATAGCGGTATCATCGGTGAATAACTTTTGTACAGACCCATCTTGTGGATCTAAAGATATTGTTAATCCGCCTTCTGATTCATTAAATTGATTTATATAGTTTATACCAGTTCTTGAATTTAAAAACCCACTTGAATGTATTAAAGTATTAAATCTTCTTTCTTCAGTAAAATTTTCTTGCACCACATAAGCTCTAACCCCTACATCAAAAAATGGTTGATTATATCCAGCTCTAATCCTATTAACTTCTATATGATACCCAGCGGTAAATGTAAGTAAAATACAATTGAAAAAATCAATATCAATCGCTATATTAGGTATTTCACTAACTAATCCCCCGGTAGAGGTTTCATAAAATATATCTAATTCAGAACTTACTGGTTCTGTTTCATATACACATAAACCTGAGCTAACTCCAGCACCACTATTATTAATTGTAGTAACTAATGCATCTCCCGATGGATTAGCAATAGATTGTACCGACGTTAACGCATTCGCAGGTGTATTCCAAACATTACTTCCGTCTACAAATTTAGGATAAACAGAAACATTACAAGGTGATATTGTTGCCGATGTACTCGGTGGTATTGCAGCAGTTTGATCTCTTGGTATTTTATTTATACTATCTCCTAATCTTTCAATATTATTAGCACTTGTAATTACAGATATCCAATTATAATATTCTTGCTCTCTTTGTTTTACAACAATTCTATATGAATATGCCCAATCAGGTATTTGTGTAGTATCTGTAAAAGTAATTCTTAATGCATTGAATGCAGTTGTTGAACTAGCATCCCCTGTATTTGGTTCAATATAAACTGTATCTACACCTGAGCTTGATAATATTACAGGTGATTGTCTCCCAAATTTATCAGCTAATACAATACCTACCTGATATGTTCTACGTGATTTAACTGACTGATTACTTAAAGGGCCACCATTTCCTGTATTTCTTGCTGAATTTTCTCCTGTTCTTTCTACACTAAAAGCAATTTGAGGTATATCAAAATTTTGTAAAAAATTTCCATATACTAATCTTCCTCCTGCAACATCTTGTGCTTTAGCTTTCAGAGGAACAGCATCATACACTCTTGTTAATTGTCCAGGTGGTAATGTTCTAAAAGGATCTGTTGATGAGTAAGTAAAGTTAACAAAGGGTTCTGTAGTAACTTCATTGTCATTAACAACATAAAGAGTACCAGATATAGTATCTTTATAAATTAATTCTACATTTTTTATACCATATCCTGTCGGAGTAGGAACCTGTAGTTGAACTTGATTAATTGCATTAACAAACGTTTCTATTTCTCCAAAATTACCAAGTGAAACACTTACAGTATCTGGTTCATTTAATCTGGAAAATATTATAGGTGTAAAAGGTGCTAAAGTACTATATTCGTTATCTTCAAATTGCCATCTATAAGAAAATCTTATTAGTTTATCTTGCATAAATGTAGAAGATATGCTACTTTCTTTAGTGGCTGTTACTAATGTAGCTGCTTCATAAGGTGCAAATTTACACACAGAAATTAAATTATCAATATCTGGAGCAGAAGTATAATAATTAATATTGTTTCTTGCTGTAACTACATTAATTTTTCTTGGATAATTTCTGTCATCCGTCCAAAATAATAAATCATCTACTATATTAATTCCAGTAATAGGATAACTTTGATGTAAGTTTAATTGAGTTGTTATAATTAAAACAGTAGTCTGTTTCGATTTTTGATCATATTCAAAAAGACCATGCTGACCCCCATTAGTTTCATCATAATTAGAATTACTAGTAGCAAAAAAGTATATTTTTTCTGTTCTACTATCACTTACATAACCAATACATTTAGCATTATTTAAAGAACATTGAGCTGCTAATTCATTACCCAATAAATTTTCAATAGAACCTACATCTGAAGCCTCAGATTGCCCAATATTGACATTAAAAGCTTCTCGGTAATCGCCCGGAGGTAATATTCTGTCATCTAAATCACGGTTCATTTTACCGCCATTAAATGTTCTTTTAATTTCTGGCATAAAATTATATTAATGTTTTATCCATTTAGCTTTATTCCTAAAAATATTAGTCATTTCAGCTAACTTCATATTAGCAATTCTTATTTTTGCATTTTGCATTTTTGCATAAGCTTCTTTTTTGTATAAAGGAGCAGCAGGCATTGAAGCTTGACGAACTTTTGCTAAATTATATAACATACTAGCATATACAGCATCCTCTGCCATTTTAGGTACATATACATTATCAAAATTTCCATTATTTCCTAGTCCATCAGATATATAAGTTAAGGTCACATATGTGTCTTGTTCAAATTCTGAACTAAAATATATTTGACCTGCATTTAAATCTAATACAAAAGAACCATTTATATTTTGGTATTCAGGAGTTAATCCATATCTAGCTCCATAATAGCTAAAATCATCTCCATAATAATAACCATTATAATATTCTAAAGTATCTTGTAGAGTCAAATAGTTATTAGTTGTTTGAAATCTTTCTAAAGTTTCTGATTCTTCAGAATATAAAATATTACCTTCTTGATCATATAAATATTTATACTCTTCATCTTGAGCAACACCTTGATTCGCTTTAGTTAAGCCACTCGGTAATATTTGTCTTTGTACTCCTGCATTATCGGTGTAAGTTAAACTTATATAGTTAACATAATCCGAAGGTAAAGACATTTGCAGAGTAGAACTTAATTGTATTTCTATTGCTTTTTCTGAATGGAATACATCATAACTAAATTCTTGTACTGCTCTTTGAGCCCAAAAAGCTACTTCATATCTAGGTACTTTAGGCAATGTTTTACCATCCCCTACATATCCTATAATAAAGTTATTTATTACATCATTAAGGTTTGTTCTTCTATAATATCCAGGTACTGCTAATCCAGTTCCTCCATCTAGAGCTGAATAATTATCTACGTCTAAAGGTTTTCTTGATATTGCCATTATTGATCAGTTGCTTGAAATTCTTGTTCTTTGCCTTGTGCAAATCCAACTACATCTTGCTGTTTTATTACTACACCTGCATACGCTAATATTGTAACTACAAGCTCTTGAAATTCCGAGGGGTGTAATTCGAAATTATACGACTTAGCCGGTGTATCATAGCTATCAGTTGCTGGATCAAAAACTGTTGGATCATAAATAGGTTCATTTGGTACCCCTGCTGTAATTTGAGCCGGAGTAGGCATTACATATCCCCATTTTGGTCTAACAGGATTTTTTAAATAATCTATACTTACCCCAGTAGTTACAGAACTTGGATATACTTTTATTCCATTTGAATTTAAAGTATAAACAGGTTGTGTAGCTACAGGATATGTAAGAGGTGATAAATTAATATATTTTATCTCAGAATGAGAAGTTTTGTCAGCAATTATATTATCTACGCTAACAACCCCTAAAGAACGCAAGTCATCAGGGTATACATGTATGCCATTAGTTTCAGTTAAAGTAGCTTCTTTATAAAATACATTAATTCTTTCTGAAACATTTAAAGTAGGATCAGAAAAATCACTTGTTAACAAAGAACTACCCTCATATGCTGCTTCCCTATTAAAATAAGACTCAAATATTTCATTTTGAGCTTGGTCAGCAAGCCTATTAAATTCTGCAGGTGTTATATACCCCCTATTATCTTTGTTTGAAATAACAAGAACTGTTTGGTATACATTGTTTATATTAACCATCTATTATTGTTTATTATTAATTTGTTGATATAGGATTAATTTCTTATCCTATATCAGGTAAGCTTTATGTAAGCTTTTTCATAAGAGACTTCATTAAATCAACTCCATCATCAGTTTTAAAGTATTGAGCTAATGCTCCATAGGGATGTTGATCAAATGGTACAGTAAGTATTTTTTTACCATTAGCAAATTTAAATACTGTATTATCATCTGTTAAAATTATTATACCTTGTTCAGTAGCTCTATTTGCTAAATTACGTAGTTTAATATCTTCATCTTTAGATAACTCTATAAATAATGCTGGATTTTTTCTAGCAAATTTATAAGCGTCTCTTTTTAATTCTTTAGATGTCATGCTTGAAACAGAAGATCCTAATTCAGTTCTCATTATAGCTTCTAAGTGATCAATATCAATAGATTTAACTAAAGATAGTGCTTCTAACTCAAATTCTAAAATATCAATTTCATCAGCTGCAATTTTTCCTAAATCAATTTCTCTCCATAATTTACCATTGCTTGGATGATAAACAGATAATAACTTTTGTAAATTAGTTTCAGATCTAGGCACAAATAATGAGCCGTCTTGAAACATAATATGAGATAAAGTCACATATCCATCTTGTTCATCTACAAATAATGATTTTTGGTTTGTCGCAAGTCTTATTTCTCTATTTTGTTTTAATCCTTCGTCCCAATATAATAAAGGTTTACGAGGAGTGTGTTTTGCTTGAATAGTATAAGATACTGGGGAATGATCACCCATAAGAACATATGTTCTATCTTTGTACTCCCAATTTTCGTCAATAGCGTTAGTGCTACTAACTTTTTGTGTTTTTGTTGTCATAATAAAATAATATATAATAAGAATATCGGGCCCCGAAGAGCCCGTATCCTATAGTTAAAAAAATTAAGCTTTGAATAATACGAAATTATTAGCAGCTTGTGTGATAAGACATCTTTCACTTAAGTAGTTAATGTTCATCTCATCGATATCAGAAGTAGGTGAACCAGTTCCAACAGATCCTGTAATCCAAGACTTGTTTTTTCTGTTTTCCGTTTCTGATGCTCTATATCTAATGTGTAAGAATGGTCTTTTGATGTTTTGACCTAATTGTTGGTCATAAACTGTAGAAGTACCAGCAGGTACTAATACACCTTCAACATCACCAAAACCACCTCTTGTTGACCAATCATTTAAGTATTTCCAGTCAGTTTTGTAGAAGTCATAAGAACCTCTTCTGTATCCTGTAAATCCTAAATTAAGAGCCATATCAGAGCTGTTATTAAATACACCGTAAGATGTACCATGCGCGTGGTTAGCTGTTCCAGCATAGTTACCATTTTGCATTGCAAGAATATCGTCAATTTCTAAAGAAAGCTCTCTGTTTAAGAATAGCATATTTTCTTCAATTGCCCCTTGCTTGTCTAATTGTTTAAGTACAGCGTCAAAGTCAGTTAGTGCACCACCTCCTGCTTGTGCAGCAGCTTGCCCACCAAATCCTGAGTAAACGTTACCTCTTGCCTCTAAAGCTTCAAAGAAACCTTCAGTACCTCTTGCATTTTGAGCAGCTAAGCTACCTCCAAATGTTCCAAGTGCAATGTTAGCTCCTCCAGCTACTTTTTTGACACCTTCAACCATCGCCATCTCAAGATAGTCTTCCCATCTTAATCTTACTTCGTGCTCTGATTTAATGTACCATAAATATCCACTAGCACCATTTTCAGAAGTAACTTCAATCCAACCAATCTGAGCAGTGTCAGATCCATTAATAGAGTAGTTTTCTTTTAAAATGATTGGTGCATTAGTAAATGTAGCATATCCTGGATCTAAACTATCAGTAAAGTTTCCAGTACCTTTAGCAAATTCTGAACCATAAGCAATAGCAGTTAATCTATCCGCAGCAGCTATAGCACCGTGAGCGCCATAAGCTTGAATTTGGAACATTTGTCCACCTGCAGTTGAACCTGCACCAGCACCAACGTTAGTACAAACTCCTTTTATTACAGCACCAGTTCCACCAACAGCTGAAGTAGCAGTTGTTTGAATCTGAACCATTACAGTTTGGCCGATTTTAAAGTTTACTTGTTGTGTTTGTGTAGCAGGACTTACTCCTAAGCTAGAAGGTTGTGCAGTAGGTACTTCAAAATTAAGTACTCCACCAGCATTAGCGTCAGCTCCAATAGCAGCTTGACCACCTCCAGCAGCAGGCATTACACCTGCATTACCTCTTGGTATTACATTTGCATATCTAGTATGTAGTCTTCCTTGCTCAGTCCAGATAATTTGATCTGAAGTAGAAGGCATCTCAGCAGAAACCATACGAAGGAAAGAACCGATAGATCTGTTTCCATATCTTTCAACTTCTTTTTCGTATACGTCTGGTAAAAATTGTTGTGTCCATTGATCGAAAGCCGCAGCTGTGAAATCAATGTAGTTCCCAGAATAAAGTGTTTTAGTCTGGGTTGGTTGTAAAGCGGCGGGTACGCCAGCAGTAAAAGCCATAGTGTTTTGATTTTAAGTTGTTATTTATTCCATTTAATGCGCAACTTATCAGAAGAATCCCCAGATACTACTCTAATTTTATCACCAGAATTTGTTGTTATTGATGAACCGTCGGCTCTTGGATCCATATTAATATTTTTAGCTTTTTTAGCAGACTCTCTTATTGCATCGGCACGGCCTTGCTCATAAAAATGATTTGCTACTTTATCTGCATTTTGTGCAGTAAATAAAGCCTTATGATATTGATTTAGATTTTTTAAATTGCCTTTATCATCAGCATACTGATTCAAAAAATTATTAATATCTGATTGAAACTCACTTACTTTTTTAGGATTGTCTATTTTAAATCTATATTTATTTTCTCCAACCTTAAAATCAAAACCTTTGAAATCATTGTTAAAAACATTCTTAGTTTCATTTAAAAAACTTTCCTTAAGCTTAGCTTCTTCTTTAGATAATTGCTGTTGATTATTATAATACTCTAAAGCTTTTGAGTATTTAGGATCAATTTCTTTTTCTTTTCTTAACTTAAGATCAGTATAATATTGGTCCTTTACTTTTTTAAAAGTTTGTTGAGCATTAAATAATTCTTCTTTAAAAGCTAATTGCTTAGCTTTAATATCGGACGGATCGTCCAATTCTTTATCGTAGGCAAAGTTTTTATCCATTAAAAAATTGATATCTTCTTTGTCTAGATGTGGTTTTGTAAATTCATAGTATTCTTTTAATAAAGTTATATTATCTATTTTCTCTATATCTCTATTAAGTTTTGCATAGTCTTCTACAGTACCACCTGTTTCTTCTATAAACTTTACTAATTTATTTACATCTTCAGGAATTTGTTGTTTTACTTCTTCCTGTTTAATTTCTTTTTCTTGAGGTATTTCTGGAGTAGTCTCTTTAACTTTTTGTTCGACTTCTTCCTTTTTTTCCTCTTCTTTTATATCTTCCTTTTTTTCTTCCTCTTTTATTAATTCAAGAGGAGACTCAGTAGATTCCTCTTTTACTTCTTTTTCTTGGGAAGTTTCTTGGCCACTGGATTCGACCCGTACTTTTGGGTCCATTCCTTTGCTATCGATGGTTGATTCATCCACATCCACCTTCTCTGTGCTTCGCTTTTGAACGGCATCTTTTTCTTCTTTTTTAGGTTCTACCTTAGGTTCTTCCTTAGGTTCTTGTTTAGGAGTTGGAGGTTTATCTAAATTAACTTTATAAACCCCATCTTTTTGAAGTCCATATTCTTCAGAAACTTCTCCTTTTTCCACTGCTTGCTCTAAAACAGCAGCTTCTTTTTCTTGAGGTGTAAGTGGTGCTTCAGTTTCTACTGATTTTACTTCCACTTTTTCTTCAACTTGGTTTTCCATAATTTTATAAAATATAATAATTGTTTAATATTTATGATGCTTCAAAGCGCCCCATATCGAAGCCTCCTAAAGTATCATTTCCTTTTGATTCAAAATCTTTAACTGGTTTATCAGTATTTGGGGCACCACTTATTTTACCACTTGTTTTAAGCTTAGTGTCCTCACGTATGATTTCTCTTTGTAACATGGATTGATTGCTTTTATCTGCAAGTTCCATTTGTGATTTTAATTCTAGTTCTTTTAATTGTACATTTAAATTAAATTCATACTGCATAAGCTCTTTTTTAGCTCTAGTTTCTAACTCCATCTTTTTAATTTCCATTTCATTTTCTGCAGTAGATAATTGAATTTTAGATGTAGTTTTAATTTGTTCAGCATCAGCTTTAGCAGATTCCATAGCAATTTGTGCTTCACCTTGTGCTTTAGCTTGTGCTGCACTTGCAGCTTGGGCTGCTTGCTGGTCAGCCGCTTGTTTAGCTAATCTTCTAAATTTTAATAATTGATTTGCTAATTTCATATTTTTAACTTCCCTTATATCTATAGCATCCTCTAAAAATATATTTTCTTTTGATAAAGCCATTTGAATATTACTTTCCAATATAGCTTTTTCATCTTCATCAGGTTCTAACTCTAAGAATATACCAAAATCATGTAAATTAAGATTTTTCACTTCTTCTAAAGAACCTACTGAAAATTGCCCCAATGAGTCTATTAATGCCTCTTTGGTTGGATGAAATTCTAAAACATCTTTAAATCTTAGCGATATAGCTTCAGCTAAACTAGTAGTAATAAACATACTACTATATAATATATGTCTTGTAGCTACATTACTATTTGCAGCCGCTAACTTTTGAACTCCAACTAACGAATTTGGGTCCGGGTCGGATCCATCTCTTGCTTCATTTAATCCGGTCACATCTCTAATCATTTGAATATATTGATTGTATGCACCTACTAATACTTGTATTTGTTGACCACCGCTGCCTGGTAATTCTGTAATAGGAATTTTACCTGGGTTTGGATCTCCTTCAACAGTTAATGATCTACCTATAATAGATCCAGTTTGGAAATACATATTTAATGCCTCTTGAGGATTATAATTATTTCCATTACCTAAATCTATTTCAGCAAGACCATCTGCATCTAAATAAACTCCAGAAGGAGTCATTCTTTGTATAGCTTGCTGTAATTTTAAATGAGTTAGTTGAATTAAATCTGCGTAAGGCGTCATTTTAGCTACTAAAGAATTAATGCTACCTTTATATATTCTGGGAGCACTAGCAACATAGTTAAGCATTACTTTATTTATGTTTGCGCTAGGTCTGACCATATTGTCAGCTTTTTTCCATTTTAATAATTCTTGTGTACCTAATACTAAAACACCCTCATAAACAACTTCTCTTGTTTGTTTTACTTTTTCAAATCTTGTTTTTTCATCTACAGGAGGGTCAAAACTATCATCTTTTTCAATAGCTTTTTTAGCTCCGGTAGAAACCTCTTTTATTTTATATACATCGTGTTCCCATGTTTTCCAATTAAAATATAGTAACGTAACTGTATTATTTTGGGATAACGAATCATTAACATAATACTCTTGAGGATTATATGTATTATATATATTCCAATTTGAACCTTTTTTAGTTATAGATTCAATTTGTTCATTAGTTAAATTAGGAAATTCTTTCTTTAATTCATTAACATTTATATTTTTAACTTCACCAAAATAATAACAATCAGTAAAATTAGGATCTTCCGTATACGACCACACTAAATTTGCAGGATCCACATAATCTACAGTTACACCATCAGTATTATTAAATCCATGCTTTGCACAACCTATCCCTATTGTTGCTAAATCATAATCAACACGCTTTTTTATATCGTCGTATTTATTGCACTTAAAAATATTTTCAATTGCTTGTTCTTCAGCTAGTTCAATACCTTGTTTATAATTAAGTTGCATATACAGTTCTAACTCTTCTGTATTAGCAGGTAAATCATTAACTGCAAAATTTCTCGCAGATACTCCTAATTTTTTTTCTATATTTAAAAGTAAATCTGCTGTATTTAAATCTTGCTGAACATCATTAACAAATTTAGTTCTTTTACCTGTAGATATATTATCTTGTCCAATAGCTTTTATTGTAAAAGTTCTATCTTGCATCCCGTTTACTACAATATCAATAAATTTAGGAATGATAGGTACTGGTTTCCAGTCTAAATTTAAATAAGATAAATCTCCATTAATTGCAAATTCATCTTTATATTTTCTAATAGATTGTTCCCCTCTAGCATATAGTCTTAATCTGTGACACTCCTGGCGAGAATTATAAAATTTTCCAAAACCGTTATTGTCTTTGTTAAACCATTCTTGCTCAATTGCTTTAGCTACAGATAATCCATATTCTACAGTTATTTTAACTGAATCTGAAACTGCCTGTGTAGGAAAGGCGTAACTTTGCATTTTATTTTTTGCCATATTTATTTTATTATCTCACTTCTTGTTCCTTCATTTCTATATTTTGATAATTCAAAAGGAACTTTTGTAACTGTTCTTTCCGCCCTTGGACGGTATAAATGTTTACGACAAGCCATTATGGCTAAGCCGCTACTGATGGAAGCATCATGAGCTGTTCTACGAGATATATCAAAACGAGCCCAATCTTCTAGAGTTCTTTGAAAAAACATATTACCATGATTTTCCCCAAGCTTACCTACATATTCTTCTATATAGGATTCAATTGCAGAGGCATGTGCCTGTTTTATATCTTCTGAAGAGTTAGGTATACCACCTAATTCTAATTCTGTTTTAGATAAATTACCTATTAATTTATCAGGTCTATTCATAGAATATCCTCTATATCCTCTTCTTTTAAAATGATATAATAATCTTGGTTTATTATTTTCTGCCAATAACGGCATACCATAAAATATACAAGCCATTAATACATCTTCAAAAAATATTTCAGCTGTTTGAGGTCTAGCTATATATTCTAAAAAAAATTTACTATTAGGTACGTCGCTAACCATTGAAAAGGTTGTTAAACCATGTAAAGCTCCATTCGAACCCCTTCCCCCTACTGTACCAGAAATATCATATGAATCACAGCCAAAAGCCCCTAATCCATCATTCCCAGGATATTTTATTCCCTTTTTAATTATATTACTATTGCGTAAAAGTTTTGGGGGAATCCAAGATACTTTAAATCTACCATTATTATTCGGAGTCCAAATAACTTCTGTATCCTTTATACCTGATTTCCAACTAAATGAGCCTTTAACAATATGCCCTTTCATTAGCATTTCTTCATTAAAATCTATCTGCTCATATATTTTAGTTAAATTAAATAAAGAATTTAAAGTTTCATCACGGAAAGCGTGTTTTTCAGATCTAGGAAATTGTCTATAATATTCATTAAGAGCATCAGAATCTTTTTTTAATCCTTCAACTTCATTCTCCCAGTGTTCAATGACTCCCTTATAGATGTATTCATCATCAATTCCTTCAACCGCCTCTGGTGGTGTATCGAATACAGGGTACCCATACTTATCGATAAATCCTTCGTACCCCCATTCCATAGGTAAGAACAAAGCATATAATCCACTTGTAGTCTGGCCATTGCGATTTCTATTTTCGACATTTGAATTATTATATAGTTTTTTGAAATTATCTCCACCTTTTGCCAAAGCATTAGATGTAGATCCCATCATACATTTTCCTACTATTTTTGAACCGAGCCTGAGGCACGTTTTCGTGACCCTCCAGTTGTTGAGGATGTTGTCGGGCCTCTCCCATTTCCCGGATTCATCATGGACGAGGAGTTGTAATTTCTCCCCATCATAGGAGTTGTCCCCGGTATTCTTCCAATCGATGGTCGTGTCCAGACCTTTTCCCATTCCTTCTCTCTCCACTTCGGTCTCTCGTATGGAGTTTCTGGTGAGTCTTCTGGAGGGTACTTTATAGGAGAGCTCGGTTTTGGGGCGCTCCATACCGTCCTGGATTGGTTTGAAGAAGAACGGGTAATTAATACTAATCGGTACCACCTTGTCTGTAAACATCTTTTTCGCATCTGCTCCAGTCTTAGATAAGATCCCAAACCTAGAGTCTTTTGAAGTTGTAGCCTGGTTGACGCACTCAGATGAGGCCATGAAACTAAATCCAGACCTCCTATTCTTAAGGTAGCACATTCCATATGACCTAGAATCGGCCTTGCAGGCCTCCCAAAAATAATAAAAGATTCTATTTGCTTGTCTAAAATCTGGAGATCCGACGTCGATTTTGGTCCAGTTGAGGTAGATATAGTGTGACCCTGTAATGTAACACGGGGAACCGTTGCACATGAACCAGTAACCATCATTACGATAATTAAATTCGGTATCAATGTACTCGTAATACTCTTCTTTATCTTTTTCTGGATATCTTGTAAAATCATATATACTTTTTATTTTATTTAAAGAACCAGGTTTTAATCTTTTTCTAAAATACTGATCGCTTTTTTTAAGGTCTTGTCCTTCAATTACTTGAGGAATTTGAGGTAAACCTACCTTAAGACCTTGAATTTCATATATTTCCCCTAATGTTCCATCTTTACTTATAATAACACAATCTAAATCTGGATTATAGCCATATTTAAATTTTTTATGTTTATTAAGGGTTTTAATATCCCTATCTTTAAGATGTTCATCGTATACCTTATATAAAGTTTGTTTATACATTATTTTATACGATTTTCAACACCTAAAAAAGTTTTCTTTTCTTTTTTATCTTTTTTATCTTCTGAAAGTTCTTCTATTTTTTCTATTATTTTTAAAGAATCTTCTATAGCAACCCATTTTGCTTGAGCTGCCATTTTAGCTTTTTCAGGATCTAATTCAACTAAATCTATAGTTTGTCTAATTACTTTGTCTAATTCCACTAATGCTTTTTCAGCTGCTGAAATTACTTTTTTCCTTCGGTCCATAATTAATTGTTATATGATTTGATAAAATACGGTATAATTTTTGTCCTTCAATATGGAATTCATATTCTGAATTAGGTGTAAAGCCCACCACGTCGCCTATGGATACCCCCAGACGAATTAACTCCTCATTAGAGTATACTAGCTCACCAAAAAGATTTATGTCTGTAAAAAGGCTCCATTCGTCATTTCTAAAAACAGGTTTTACAAAACAATATCCTGGCAATGCTTGCCACTGATCTTCATTTTTATAACCAAATATTTGGTCTGGAGATACTATAAATTTATTTTCCTCTAAAAAACTAGCTGAATTTCTTTCATTATTTCCTTGATCATACCAGCGCCTAAATACATTATGATGTATAATAACTTGATTCCCCTCTTTAATGGAAGTTTTGTGAT